TGTTTGGTGATAAGACTGGTCTTGGATATGCTTCAGCGTTCGATAGAATTAACGTTCGTCGTCTCTTCCTTACCGTTGAACAGGCACTGGAAAGAGCAGCACAAGCGCAGTTGTTCGAATTCAATGATTCAATTACAAGATCAAACTTTGTAAATATTGTTGAACCATACCTCAGAGATGTTCAATCGAAGAGAGGTCTTTATGATTTCCTGGTTATTTGTGATGAGTCAAACAATACTCCAGATGTAATTGATAATAATGAGTTCAGAGCTGACATCTTTATTAAACCAGCTAAATCAATTAACTACGTGACACTGACATTCGTTGCAACTAGAACTGGAATCAGTTTTGATGAAGTTGCTGGTAGAGTTTGATAACCTTATAGAAATTAAAAAAACGGAGGTAACTTAAAATGACTCAACAAGTTAGCAACAGACCAAATATTAGAAGCATCTCAAACTTCAAGGAGAAACTTGCAGGTGGTGGCGCAAGACCCAATATTTTCGAAGTTTCTATTCCAGATTTTCCTGATTTTGCAAAAAATCAGTGGGACAACAATACAAGATTGACTTTTAATTTCCTTTGCAAAGCTGCAGCACTTCCTGCATCTAACGTTGCCCCAATTGATGTTCCTTTCAGAGGAAGAATTCTGAAAGTTGCTGGAGATAGAACATTTGATACTTGGACTGTAACAGTCATCAATGACGAAGACTTCAAAATTAGACACGCTTTTGAAGTTTGGATGAATGGAATTAACAAACTTGATAATGCTACTGGAGCAACTAATCCATCTTCTTATATGAGAGATGCATTTGTCTATCAATTAGGAAGAAGTGGACGAGTAAACGGCGTGAATGCAGTAACAGACGCAATTAATACTGGTTCTACTGGAGAAGCAACAGTATTGAGATCTTATAAATTCTATGATATTTTCCCAACTAATATTTCTCAGATTGATCTTTCATACGAAACATCTGACACTATTGAGGAATTTACTGTAGAATTCCAAGTCCAATACTATGAAGTTAATGGTGGTCCTGGAAATATTAAATAAATAATATCACTCAGTTAATAAGTAAAATAAATTATGGCGAGATTATTTGGATTCTCAATTGATGATAATGAATCATTAGCACCTAGTGTAGTGTCCCCCGTTCCTCAAAATAATGAGGACGGGGTTGATCACTATTTAACTAGTGGGTTTTTTGGTTCGTATGTAGATATTGAAGGAGTCTATAGAACTGAATTTGATTTGATTAAAAGATATCGTGAAATGTCTCTTCATCCAGAAGTTGATAGTGCAATTGAAGATATCGTAAACGAAGCTATAGTAAGTGATAGCAATGATACTCCAGTTCAAATTGAACTTTCAAATCTTAATGCTAGTGATGGAATAAAAAGAAAGATTAGAGAAGAATTTAAGTATATTTTAGAGTTATTGGATTTTGATAAAAAGTGTCACGAGATTTATAGGAACTGGTATGTTGATGGTAGATTATTCTATCATAAAGTAATTGATATAAAAAGACCTCAAGAAGGAATACAAGAACTTAGATATATCGATTCAATGAAAATTCGATATGTCAGACAACAAAAGAAAGTAAATAACGATAGATATAATCTTTCTGCAAGGAATACCGATAATCCTATGGATTATGAATTCCCAGAAATCGAAGAGTATTTTGTATATAATCCAAAACAGACTTACCCTGTTGGGGCAACTGGTGGGCAGGCAAACGGAAGTTCATCTGCAAATCCAGGAATAAAAATGACAAGAGATTCAATTACATATTGTACTTCTGGTCTTGTAGATAGAAATAAGGGAACAACATTATCATATTTAAATAAAGCAATTAAAGCACTCAATCAACTCAGAATGATTGAAGATTCACTGGTTATCTATAGATTATCTCGTGCTCCAGAGCGTCGTATTTTCTACATCGACGTAGGTAATCTCCCTAAAGTAAAAGCAGAGCAATATCTTCGTGACGTTATGATGCGTTATCGTAACAAACTTGTATACGATGCATCAACTGGAGAAATCCGTGATGATAAAAAGTTTATGAGTATGCTTGAAGATTTCTGGCTTCCTCGCCGTGAAGGTGGTAGAGGAACAGAAATTTCTACTCTTCCTGGTGGACAAAATCTTGGAGAAATTACAGATATTAAGTATTTCCAATCCAAACTTTACAGATCTTTAAATGTTCCCCCTTCAAGAATGGAAGGTGAAGGTGGATTCAATTTAGGTCGTTCATCAGAAATTCTTAGGGATGAACTTAAATTTACTAAATTTGTTGGACGTTTGAGAAAGCGTTTTTCAAATATGTTTAATGATATGTTGAAGACTCAATTAATTTTAAAAAATATTATTACTCCAGAAGATTGGAGAGTGATGTCTGAGCATATTCAATATGATTTCTTATACGATAATCACTTCTCAGAACTTAAAGATGCAGAATTGCTCACTGAGAGATTAAATCTTGCTGCTACTGCTGAACCATATATTGGAAAATATTATTCTCAAGATTATGTCCGTCGTAAAATTCTTCGTCAAACGGATCAAGAAATAATTGAACAAGATATGATCATTGAAAAAGAAATTGAAAGTGGAAAAATTCCAGATCCAAATGCACCGATTGATCCAGCAACGGGAATGCCAATGGATCAACAAACAGCAAATATGAATTTGGGTCAACCTGTAATGGAACCAGATGTTACAAAAGATGCTGAAACAACTCAGGTAAAAGATAAAACTGCCGAACTTACAAAATAATCCTTTCTAAATAAATTATAATTAAAATTGCTTTTATTTTTATGGATGAACTTATGGATATGATTATGGGTGATGAATCGCCATCCCAAATTAGCGATAAAATTAAAGAACTTCTTTATGTAAAAGCGGGAGACAGGATTGATTCTCTTAGACCTGAAGTTGCTAATGTTATGTTCAATACAAATACAGAATCAGAGGAAGAATGAAATCATTCAAGCAATTTATATCTGAATCGGTTAATATTGCTGGTGATTTTACTGGGAATCTTTATATTAATTCTCAATCTGAACAACCACAACAAGTTGGTGAAAGTTATGTTGCAGACGTTATGTGGCAAGGTAACTTATACCGACTTGAATTGGTAACTAAATCTGGACTTCCATCAAAACAAGAACTTGGTGAGCAACTTCAGACCGAATATCCTGGAGCAATTGTTCATCAAATTTATCCTGCAGAGGAAAAGAATTTTAACATTAAAAACGCAAAAAGATACCACCCATCAAAGTTAGAATGGATTGATTAATAATGGCACAATTTAATAAAATTGATCAAGACTTTTTAAATCAAGAAAGAAGTCTTTTTGAAGTGAATATGATTGCCAATAAAAATGGCGAAGTTGTAACAATTAATAATCCATTTCCAGTCACTGGAACTGTAGGCATTTCATCGGAAACCCTAATAACAATTAATCCAGATACGAATGCTGTTGATGCTTTTGGTAGAGGTAGAGTTTCTGAACCCTTTACTCTTGGTGATTATAAGCACTTATATGCTATTGACCCAAACTTTTTAGATGCTGTTTCAGGAGCAGGTTCAACAGTAACATTTTTAATCAATCAGGCTTGTGCTAGATTACAAACTGGTATTGGAACAACCGCATTTAGTGTTCACCAAACAAAGTTTTATCATCACTATCAACCAGGAAAAGGACAATTAATTTTCAGTTCTTTTAACTTTTATGCACCCCAACGGAATGCTACTAAAAGAACTGGATACTTTGATGATAGAGATGGAATTTATTTTGAGCAGGTTGGTCTTAATACTTCTGATGGAATAAATCCTGGTATCGGAACAAACAATTGGGTAATTAGATCTTTTGTGAGTGGTATTGCAACAGAAACTCGAATTCCACAATCACAATGGAACAGAGATAAATGCGATGGAACAGGAGTTTCTGGATTTAATTTAGACATTACAAAAACTCAACTTGCATTTATAGATTTTCAGTGGTTAG